CGATGCCGAGGGCGAAGGACTTCACCTGCTTTTTCTGGTCGCCGGTCAGGCCGTCGTAGATGGTGCTTGCGACCCACTTGCCGACGGAGAGCCAGTCCTGATTCTTGACGGCGGTGTACAGGTCATCGAAGGTACCCAGCACGCCGGTGTTGGCGCTGTCCTGCAGCTCCTTCCACAGGCCGTCGAAGGTGTCTGCGCTGGACTTTTTGATTTTCTCGGCCACCTGCACGGTGCCGTCTGCGGCGATGGTCTTGACCCGCTCGATGGTCACGAGGGCACCGTCCACCACGTCGTCGTAGACCTCGGTGATGACCTGCTTCTGGGTCTCGGTGCCGTCGGTCAGGGTCTCGGTGACGGTCTGGGTGGTGGTCTTGACCCCGTCTGCCAGCGTCTCGAAGGTGGAAGTGACCGTCTTGGCGGTCTCGCGGACGGTCTCCATGGTCTGCTTGATGGTCTTGGTGCCGTCCGCAGCAACCTCTGTGATGGTCTTGACATCTTTCAGCACACCATCCACCATCTGGCGGGAAGTCTCGGTGATGACCTGCTTTTGCTGGGTCTTGCCGTTGGAGAGCGTTTCGGTGATGTTTTCGGTGGTGCGGGTGATCTTGCCGTCGATTTCGGTCGTGGTGTCCGAGATGGACTTGACGACTTCTGCGGCGGCCTGCTTCGTGGCCTTGCTGGCCTTCTTGGCTCCGCTGGTGATGGCAGGGTAGGGGTTCGCGGCTGTCTGGCTCCCGGCACGGCTGCTGCCGTTGCCGGAGCTGCTTGTGCCCTTCGGGACCCATCCGTTGTCATCGTCCCATTCGAGGTCTTTGTGGGAGCTGTCCCACTGTTTCGCGTTCTTGCGCTGGTTGTAGTTGTTGATGGCGTTGTTGTAGGCGGAGTTATAAGCATCTGCTGCAGCGCCGATGCCGTTCTTCAGGTTGGCCAGCGCTGCCGCTGCGCCTTCGATTTTTGCGACCAGATCATTGATCCAGTCCACCACCGTGCCGATGGCGTTCTGTGCGATCTTTTTTACAGACGCAAATGCGGAGTTGACGGCATTGCGGAAGGTCTCGCTGGTCTTGTAGGCCGTCACGAGGCCTGCCGCCAGAGCCGCCAGAGCCGCCACTACAAGGCCGATGGGGTTCGCCTTGAGAACCGCGTTCAAACCTGCCTGCGCGACTGCAAGACCGGTCGCCCCGGCTTCTGCCGCTTTGTGGGCAGCGGTCATGGCCGTGGTTGCGGCAGTGTGGATCACTTCGATTGCAGTAGCGGCAGCCACATAGCCCTTGTATGTCAGGAATGCCGTTCCGGCAGCGGCCACAACAGCCGTTGCAATGCCGATGGTCTCCTTGAGCTGGGCCATCTTCTCGTCGCTGTCGAGGAAGGAGACCACCACCTCGTTCAGCTTGACTACCAGCTCACCCAGAGCCGCAAACAGGCCGCTGGTCAGCTCACCGGTCAGGGCGCTGACATTATCCTTCAGGGTGGACATGCGCCCGCTGAAGGTCTGGCTGGCTTCCAGCATACCGCGGTAGAACTGCCCGCCCTGACTGGTGGCGGCTTCCACAGCCGCTTCCAGCTCGCTGAAGCTGACCTTGCCATCCGAAATGCGCTTGTACAGGTCGGACATGCTCTCACCGGTGGCGTCGCAGATCTGGTTCAGCGGGTTGAAGCCCGCATCGATCATCATGTTGACGTTTTCCAGCGTGACCTTCTGGGCCGAGGACATCTTGCCGTAGGCGCGGGTCAGGGTCTGCAGCTTTTCGGCGTTGCCCAGCGAGATATCGCCCAGCCGCTGCAGCACGCCGGTGGTGTCGTCTGCCGCAATGCCGAACTGCAAAAGGGTCTGGGTGCCGCTGGTCAGGTCGTCCAGCGAGAAAGGCGTGGACGCCGCCATTTTGCGGATCTCGGAAAGCTTTGTGGCGGCGGCTTCCTCACTGCCCAGCATGACCTTGAAGTTGGTCAGGTAGCTTTCCATGGTGGCGTTGTAGTCCACGCCGCTCTTGACCACCTCGGCCAGCTTGGACGAAGCCTGTTTTGCAAAGTCCGCGATCATCTGCCCGGCGGCTACCGTCCACTTACTGGTGCTTTTTTCGGCCGGGTCGCTGTTCAGCCTTACTTCGCCGGTGATGCTGAAATCTGCCACTGTGTCCACCTCTCATTCGGAGCGCGGGCACAAGGGCACAGGCTGTTATAACTTGATCTCTACCTCCCGCTTACAGGCGGGATTTTTGCATTTGACCCACACACCGGCAGCTGTGGCGTGCAGCTCTGCCCACACCGGCAGCGCCCGGCCGCAGTAGGGGCAGGGCACCGGGGCGCGGCTAATGCCGGAACCGTGCGAGGAACGCGGCATCATGCTCTTCGACCGAAACGACACGGGCGGCACCCCCTCTCAGCTCAGCAGGCAGGGCAAAGCGCTCCTGCAGGTCGGCATAGTGGGCACGCATACTGCCCTCGTACTCGGACAGGTCCATGGTGCGCCAGCTCATGATCTTGGCCATGAGGGTCTCCTCCGGCAGGGCCGCGAACAGTGCCCGGAACCGGAACCAGTGCACCCGCTCCCGGGTCAGGTCGATGCCGTAGGCCTGCTGGAACGCCGCCACGATGTACCCGGCATCACACTGGTAGTCGAAGGCAAGACCGGAGGAGGGCGCGGTACTGCTTTCAGCTGCGGCGCTCTCGGCTGCTTTTTCGCCCGCCTTATAAAACTCGATCATGTACCCGTAGGCGTCGATGATCTTCTGAGGGTCGTTCAGAAAACAGTGTGGGTCTTTGTAAAAACGCCAGAGGGCGCTGACCGCAAAACCGATGGGGTCATCTTCTGTCTGGCCGCGCACATAGGCGTTGACCAGCCAGACCATGGGCCGGAAATCCGGGATGATCTCGTGTCCGTGCCACCGGGTGGGCAACTCGTCCAGCAGCAGGTCAGACATGGCGCTCGGATGCCAGCTGCAGAGCGTACTCTGCCAGCTGCTGCATGGCGTCGGGGTCATCCCGCAGGGCATTCACAGCCTGCCGGGCATCGATCAGCTGGTCGGTCTTGCGGCGGGTCCCGGCTTCCGTGTCCGGCCAGAAAGTGTTGGTCTGGGTGATAGGCTGCTGCGCCGGGCGGCTTGCCACCTGCGGGTGGAAACCCTCGCTGCGGGACACGGGTTTCTGTTTGCGCTGCTGCTTTGCTGCTGCGCGGCGCTGCTCCCGGTTCATGGGCTGGGCGGCTCTGGCGGCATAGCGCTGTTTCTCGGCAGCAAAGGCGTTGCCCAGCTCTTCGATCACGTCATAGATGGGGGCCATGTTGTTTTCATCCAGACCCAGACGGGCGGATGCGCCTGCACCGAGGATCTCGTCGATGCAGTCCATGGCAATGCGTGCCTGTGCACGTGCATGGTCGCCCAGACGGACGCCGCCGCGCCGGAACTGCTCCGACTCCTCGGCGCTCCGGCGCTGCATCCGCTCGTTGGCATCCTCAAAGCGGTCGAGGTCGTTGGCGTTCATCAGGGAAAACTCAAATTCCTGTCCACAAATAACCATGTTCTGGCTCCTTTCTTGGGCCGTGCCCCGGTTCTGCCCCGGGAAGAACTGTTTTCACGGCATAAAAAATCCCCGTTCCGGGCGGAGCGGGGAAAGCGCGGGAGGAAGATCAGCCGGCGGCTGCGGTCGTATAGTCGAATGCGTCCGGCAAGCCGATGCCCTTGACGTCACAGGCAAAGGTGGCCGGAGAACCGGCTGCGCCGCCTGCGTCCGAGGTGACGATGAGACTGCAAGAGCCCTTCTCGCCCTTGCCGGTGCGCAGGCTGAAGTAGATGTACGGCACAATGACATCGCTGCCGGTGCCGAATACGATCTTGCGGGACAGCAGGAAGTCCTGAAACGCATCGCCCACGCAGCGGTTGCCGTTCACCGACAGGGTGCGCTGCACAGCGCTCTTGGTGTCGGTGGGGCCGCTGCGGATGAAGGTGTCGGAGGTGGTGGATGTGTTCAGGGCGCCGGAGTGCTCCTTGACGTGGTCGGCGCAGACGATCCACGCGGATTCCTTGTCCTGGCTGGTCTCGGTCTGGATGGCGAATACAAAATCGTCTGCCGTCTCGATGCCGGTGTAGGACGCGCTGGGCGTGATGCCGGACTTGGTAATGGCTTCGGATACGGTCATATCAAAACTCCTTTCATTTTGGCATGTAGTAGGTCAGGCGCATTTGCAGCTGCATCTTACAGCTGCCCGCGCTGTTTGTGACGATGTAGCCGCCGCTCGTCACGGCAATGCCGGTAGGCATCTTGCCCCCGCCGCAGGCCGAGAGGTCGGGCAAGTTGTGCCGGGCGTCCTGCCGCATGACCCACTCGGTGAGCTGCTCAAAAAAGCCGCTGTTCTGGATGCTGACGGCGTCCACCTCGCTGTACTCCCGGCGAGACAGAAAGAGGTAATTCTTCGCCATTTCCCAGCCGGAGATGTACTCGGTGATGATGGGATCACCGGGGCTGTCCTCGATGGAAAAGGCGGTGGATTCTTCTTCCAGCCCGGCAATGCGGAAGGCTGCGCCGGTGGCTTCCTGCTCTTCGGCGATCAGCGGGCAGGTCTTGAGCCATGCCCGCAGGGCGGCAATGGTGGGCTTTACGGTCTCGCTCATTTGTTCCCTCCCAGAAACTGCTTTGCGGCATCGTGGGCGAACTTTTCCAGCTCGTCCTTGTGGTCGGCAATGGCCCGCTGGCCCCAATAGGAGCCGCGCAGGCCGTTCTCACCATGCAGACCCTTGCCCTGTTCATGCAGATAATACTGCCTGCGGGCATAGGGCGTATTGTACACCAGCAGACCTTCCTTGAAGTCGGATGCCTGATTCACGCTGTTCTTCAGCGTGCCGGTGTCAAAGGGCACATAGGGGTCTACCGTTGCCGCCACTTTCTGTGAAAAGGCAAACTGCAGCTTTGCGAACCGTGCATCCATGTCGGCCTGAAAGCCGGGCCGGAACGTGATCTTGAAATCAAAAACCGGTGCGCTCATGCGATCAGCTCCCTTCCACATGCCAGTGGGGCAGCAGCGGCTCCCGGTCGTCCGAGACAGCCGCCGCTGTGCAGCACAGGTGCGTTTTTTCAAGCCGGGCATACTCTTCGGCGGTCAAGGCAGGCACCGCGCCCTGCACCAGCTTCCAGCCGCGTTTCAGGGTCCAGTGCTTGGCCTTTTCCGCCGCAGACAGCGCCGCCCACTGAGCGTAGGGCAGATAGCCTGCCGTGCACACGCTGGCCGGGATGCGGATGTGGGTGGTGCGCTCCGGGTCCTTGGCGGCGCCGGAGCCGGAGGTGGAGCGGCATTCCCGCCAGCTGCACCCGGGGAACACCCAGCACACCGGCCTGTCAGTCTCGGTGGCGGTGTCATGGATGAGGTTCACCACAGTAATGGCTGTCTGCATCATAAAATCCCCCTGTACAGCAGATCGTGCGGGTCACTGCCCAGCGCGGTGCGGATGATCTCATAGGCTTCCTGCCGGGCGGAGGCGGTCACACTGGCATTGCTGCCAAAGGTGACGCTGTAGCCGTCGTTGGAGACGCTGGCAGCACCCGGCACAGCACCCGCCGCAGATGCAGCGGCCAGCAGGCCGACGATCTGGGTGCAGGCATCTGCCAGCGCTGCCCGGCAGGCCTCGCACCCGGCAGCATGGCTCTCCGCCCGGCCAAAGGTGGCGGCATCGATCATGCGGGAAGCCCGGCTGCACAGCACACCGAAAGCGGCTTCCGGCACCGTGCCGCCTGCCGCCGCATACTGGTCATAGGTGCAGTAGAGCATGGGTCAGACCTCCTCAGGCGTGGCTCTTGACGAGGACGGTCTGGGCCTTGGTGACCTTGTGGGCGTAGATCTTGCGGCCCTGCACAGCACAGGCACCGATGAAGGTGCCGCTGCCCTTCAGATCGTTCACGGCCACCGGCTCGCTCCACTCCTCGATGCGGGTGAACCAGTTGGGGTGGCCCGCGATAAAGTCCACCTTCGCGCCGAGGGTGGTATCCTCAAACACAGTAAAGCCTGCCACGCGGCCCACCGCGCCGGTCTGCACCACGGCGTCGCCCAGAGCAGACGCCTTGATGAACTCCGGGCTCTTCAGCAGCAGGGCATAGGTCTCAGGGGAGACCAGCAGCCAACGGCCATCCGTGGGTACATGGGTCTCGGACAGCTTGGTGCGGGCGTCCACGATGGTGTCATAGATGTTGGCCTTGGTCAGGGCAGCAGTGCTGTCCATGGCGGTGCCGCCGGTTACCAGCTCGGCAGAAGCGTCAGTCTCCATCTGCAGGGCCAGCGAGTAACCGGCGCTGTCCAGACGGTCGGCCACCAGATGGCCGGGCACGCTCTCGGCGTCAAAGCCGTCGATCAGCTCGTTCACAGCCTTGTCCTTGTCGATGTTCACGGTCAGGAAGCTGGTGTCGCCGTGGGTCATGGCGGTGCCGGTCTTCTTGTTGTAGTCGGCCACCGTCACCTCGGTGTCGCGGACAGGCACCTTGACGGCACCGGCCTTGGGGCTGCCTTCGTAACGGTTGTTGCAGATGACGCCGACGCGCTTCACGATGGTGGCGCGCAGCTTTGCATCTACCAGCTCAGAATAACGCTCTCTTGCAATATGGGGCATGAAAAATCATCCTTTCCTTAAATTTTGATGTTGGGGTTCATGGCTTTGAAGGACGCTTCCACCGGGTCCACATCGTCCTCGCCGTGCATCGGGTCGCCGTGCTCAGCACCGGTGGAGTAGGTGCCCGCGTTCTTCTTTTCTCCGTCCTGCACATCGCCAAAGGCCCACGGGTTTGCTTTGGCGGCTTCGTCCAGCGCCTTGGCAATGTCGGTGCTGCGGTCGGCAGAGCCCTTCAGGGCGTCCAGATCCAGCAGAGCCCGCACTGCCTTGACGCTGCGGCCCTTCTTGCTCATGATGGCGGCATTCAGGGCGTTATCGAAGGCAAAGCCCTCGGCCTGCGCCTTCATGTCGGCCTTCAGCTTGGTGACCTGCTCCTGCAGGCCTGCCACATCCACGCCGTCAAAGGCTTTCAGGCCGTCCTGTGCGGTCTTGAGCTGGGCGTTTGCGTTGTCCAGCTGGGTCTGCAGGGCCGTGGCGGCAGACTTCTCCCGGTTGATGTCTGCGCCATTCTCCTGCATGATCCAGTTCAGCTGTTCATCGGTGATGCCGGGGATCTTGTTCTTCACGTCTTCACGCTTCATGGTGGAAACTCCTTTCGTGTGTGAGACCTCAGTTTTTTACACTGTTCTCTGTCAGTTATCCGGTCTTGGGCGGGGTACGCGCCGCCCGCCGCATGGCACCGTTTGCAGGGCTCGAACCTGCCGCTTCCGGTTTTGGAGACCGGTGCTCTGCCAACATGAGCTAAAACGGCATGAAAAAAGCACGGTGCAAAACTGCATCGTGCTTGATATCGACTAAAACAGGGGTGTTTTAGCCGGTGTTACTTTTTGGGGTGCGGGTGCGGCGTGTATTTATCGTCCTGCGCGTTCTGAATGGCAGATACGATCATGAAGAACAGCCGGGCACCGTTCAGCAGAACGATCTCAAGCAGCGCAAGGATCGTCAAAACAACAAGAACCGTAGTAACCATAGCGTACCTCCTAAAAATTGGCAAAAGAAAACCACCGTCCGGGTGGATGGTGGTTAAGGTTATTCGATGCCGGGTGGAATCTTGCCAATTTCTTTCAAAGCTTCATATGCAGCACGGGAAGCAAGCTGTTCTGGCGGGGCAGGGCTGTCCAGCATGTCGCACATTTCATCATACTTGTGGTCGATCGGATGTTCAAGAAGCCACTTCTGCATTTTTGCAATGCGTTCCGGTGTAAGCCAGTTACTCATAGTATTTCACTCCATTTTCCTGAAGGTCTCCGATAGCCTGTCGGGTCAGCTTCTCTGCCTGTTCAAGAAGCTTTTCGTCTGACAGTTCCGCGCGAGGGATATTTTTCAGCCGGTTTATTTCGGCATTCAGGTTCCAAACGATGCCGTTTGCAGCGGCAGCATCATAATGGATGCTTTTCTCAACAGCATAGATATGACCATTGTGACCGATGGCCGTCATGAGCTTCAAATTTTTGTTTCTTGTGAAACTCGACAAATCACCGTGCGAGAAAATACCGCAGGCAGGGTGTGTGTGGATAACAACATACGGGGTATCAAAGTTGGGTAGCTGAACAGAACTTCCCTCGGCGCTTCCCGTGATATCCTTCGTCAGCGGCTTCATCTTGATGTCGAACACCCTGCCCACTTCAACATTTTCCGGCTGCTTGGAAGCAACCATGAGAAGGCGTTTGTGAGCATTTTTCAGCTGCTGTTGCCCAGCAGCATCCAGCGTGTCACAGCTGAATGCCTTAACATTTGCGATTGACTGCATTGTAACAGGTTTTGGCTCCATGTTCAAGCTCGAATAAACAGAGGAGTTTTTCCTCGCCGCCCAATTCGCCCTGCCGGCTTCGCTCCGGCCAAACTTCGGCACGCTGGTGCGGGCGCTGTCCACACGGCC